AAAAAGCACTTTTACCGCAAGGTACCACGGGTGACGATCTTAAGAAAATGTCCTTGCAAGTAGGTAACCGCCTGTTCCCCGAGTGGAAAGGTGAAGGTCACCCAGACCGAGACGGTCTCTTAATCGCTGAACACGCAAGGCGAAAAAACTACTGACAACATGAAAGTTAAATGTACTAACACCGAGTGCGAGAAAGTTGGGGTGGTAGTCGAGGTGCCTGACTGGGACGGTATGTCCACGGGTGCCTTGTCTAAGTTACTACTCTGCCCGTCTTGCGGTCGGAAAAGGTCTATCGTTGAGTTACCGGTAGAAGAAAGGCAGAGAGGAATCATGATCAACCTCGGGCACATTGCGTCTATGACGCCCCAAGAACGTCACGATGTCCTCAAGAAAAGGTCTAACGCCCATTACGAGAGGGTGCTGAAGAGTAAGAAAGAGTACTTAGACCGGCAGGTCTATAAGAAAGGAGAGTGAACGATGAACGAGAATTTAAGGAACTTCATAGACGTACTTCAGAAGTACTACAACGTGGTAGAGATATGGCACCCTTCAGACAAAGAAGGGACCTATCGGTTACTAGTAGTCCAAGAGTTTTCAGGAGCCACTCCCGTTGTCACCTACACCACGGTCCGAGGCAAGGACGTGACGGAGTTGGTGAAGAAGGGTTCTTACACTACCTTCCTGACGAACGGTCAACTGGGGAACAACGCAAGGGACCTAATCGAGACCAAACTGAATGACATACACTCAAAGATGCTCCAATTCTCTCAAGGTTGGGACTGGGTGTACCATTCCATATACTAACACGGTATGATAAGATTCGGTAAAATGAATTTAGGAGTAAGGGTACCTTTAGAAAAGGGTACTCCTCCTGTACCGCCTATCACGATCACCTTGAAGGCAACCTACAGGGAAGCAGACCCGCAATCCGCAGAACCTGGGGACTTCACGGTAGGGGAGAAAGGTGGGACGGTTAAAGGAACTGGAGTTTTAGAGGTAGGGCAAGAGTACACGGTCACCGCAACCCCTAAGGTAGCTTACAGTAAGGAAGGCGGTTGGGACTTCATGGGGTGGTACGATGAAGAAGGTACCTTGATTTCAGACCAACAGACCTACACGTTCACCGTGGAAGGATCGACAACTTTGCTCGCTAGGTTCCAGAAACGGTGGTTCACTC